GAAATGTATAAGCTGCCAGCTATGTACGTTGGATCTTACGCAGAGCGTGACGCCCAACTTACATTGGAGCTATGGCAGGAGTTTAAAAAAGAAATAATGCACCAGGATATTGAAGATATATTTAATATGGAAACGAAACTGTTCCCTGTATTAGTTGATATGAGATTTTTAGGTGTGCGTGTAGATCAAGACAAAGCGGCTATCGAAAAGAAAAGAATGGTTGAAGAAGAAAAAAGATTATTGGGTGGCGTGTATGCAGAGACAGGACAAGAGGTCCAGATATGGGCTGCAAGATCTATTGCAAAAGTATTTGATAAGTTAGGATTACCATATGATAGAACAGTAAAAACACAGGCACCAAGCTTTACTAAAAACTTTTTAGCTAATCATCCACACAAGATTGTACAAGCTATTGCTAAAGCAAGAGAGATAAACAAAGCGCACACAACATTTATAGATACAATACTTAAATATTCACACAAAGGTAGGAT